GATTAAAAACTTTATCTTGAGGACCACAAATTTCTTCTTCTGCCTCTAATGTATTACCTCCTAAAATAGTAGTATTGGGTTCAGGATAGGAATAATACATTCTAACTATTGCAAAATCTTCTGCCTTTTTTTCCTCTTTCGGTTTTTCACCATCCTGTAATCCTTTAAGCTGTTTAAGCTCTACTATGATTTTCGAAATATAACTTTTTAATTCTGAAAAATAGATGTCTTGATGTGGGAGCTTTTTCCATTCAAAGACGAGAGAGCCTATTTGTCTTGCTTCTTTTGAATATCTATTATTCATATAATACTCTCTTATATATATACCTTTTTTGACCTATTTCAAGTCAAGTCTGACCATAATTGTGTTGCATAGTTATCTGAGTTTGGTATGGCTTTAGATACCTTAAATGACGAGAAATCAGTATTATGACCAGATTAGAACGCCTGTCAGCTCCTGGCATCGTGGCTTGCATAATGGAGTAAGTCTAACTGACTGCGATTTCTTACCTATTTGTCCTGCTTGCGCAGAACCTCTTTTAATAGCTGATACCATTTATAATAAAGACAACAAATTTAAAGGTAAGTCAGGCTGGATAAATAGACCTTATAAATTTATAGCCAAAAAATGTGAAATTCCTTTTTTCACTATTTGGTACACCGTTGATGAAATATCAGAACAAGAAAGACCAATTACAGAGTTTCATATTAAAAGAAATTATCCAAAATCAGATGCCGCATTAAGAAGATTAACTCCAGATGAAATGGTGCAATATCTGGAATGGAAAGTTCAGCAACACATTCCAAGCTGTAATAATAAAAAGTATTTATTAGAACGAGTTACTGCAATTAATAAACATAACTCAACATTCAAACGATTAGAAAATTATGTCAAACTTTTATCTTAGTGATCCAAACATAGTCATTAATGGCAATTTAAAGCCTCTGGAGTACAGGATCTACAGCTACTGCTGCTCTCAGTTCAATGTAAAGAAAATGTCAGCTTTTATCCGTCTTGTTAAAATTGGAGGACAGTTTCAAAGGACCAAAGGAGAAGTTGAAGAGATCTTAATTAATCTAAATAAAATTAAATTTTACGATAGACCTTTGATTAGTATTAAACAAGGTCCTCGATATATTGAGTTCGACATGCCTGCTCATAAATATTTCTTAGAACAAATAGGATTTAAAAAATATCAAATGAGTAATGGTTGGAGAGCTTTAAATGGTTATTTAAAACAAATGAATCAAACAAGTAATAAAGTTTATAAATATCCTGAGCTGGACCAATGGCAGCTCCTGGAGAAGCTCCAAAGTTTGCCGCCAGAGGAACTTTCTAAGATAAAACCTGGAGATCTCCAATATCCTTGGATGTTAAAGAATGTCAGACCAAAAACTTAAATACGTTCTTAATCAAAAATTAAGAATTGAAAAAAATATAATATGGATATTAGATGATGCAGCTTATGCTGAGCGTTTTCTTGCTAAGCCTAATAATAAAAGATGTCCAAGTATGTATTCTTTAATTGAAACTTGTTATACGCCAGAGGATTTTGGTTATCACACTAAAAAATTAGTTTTAAGATGTACTCCTAGACAGATGACGCACTATAGCTCAGCCATAGATCTTCTCTTGCTTATTAAAGAAGATGTATCTGACAATCCTATCCAGGCTAGAAAACTTCTATGGTTGAGAGCAAATCGCCATCCATTTACTAAACTCGCAAAGATGTTTGGTTATCATAGGACAACTCTAAAAAGAAAGTATGAGATTATATTGGAACGGTTGGCAGATAAAGTTAGATTAAAGTTTCTTGACAAGTTCGACAAAATCTTTATCTAATTTAACTATCATCAAATAAATATATTTTTTATTCCTCAAATATTATTATCCTAGCCTAGACAAATAAGAAAACACCTGTAAAATTAAATAGGTAGGAAGAGTCGCAATATAATTATTCTGTTTTAATATTTTTCTTTTTTTCTTTTTTTTCTTTTTTCCATCAATCAAAGGCAAGACAGGAATGAAAACAAAACTGCAATGTCAGTCTAAGACAAGGCAATCTGGATATACCATTCAATGCCGAGGTGTAGGAATTTTATGCAAGAACGGAAATGTTCGATGTAAAAATCATGCAGGTAGAAGTTCTGGACCAAAGAGTAAAGAAGGTAAATTAAAATCTATTCAAAATATTAAGAACTACAATGACAAAAGAAATTCAACTAACAACAAGTCTGAAACAAAAGTTACTTCATCTACTAATGACTGGAGTTCCTTTGTCGAAATGCTGCAAAGAAAAGGAGATGCCTAGTCTATCAACGATTTATTCTTTGATTGCTAAGCATCCTGACTTTGCAAAAGATTTGCTTCTGGCTAGAAGATGTGGAGCGCAATCGTACATCGACCAGGCAATCGAAGCTCTTGATCAAGCGGATAATAAAAACATTATGGTCGTTAGAGAGAAAGCTCAGATGGCACGCTGGATGGCATCGAAGCTCATTCCGATTTATGGAGATAAACAACAGATCGTTCAGGACACCAAAGTTGAAATAACTTGGAATGTTCCAGGTCAAGACAAATCATTTGAGAATGAAAGCTCCATTCATAATGTGACGAATAGTTCGGTATTAAGCATGAACAAATAAAGTTCCGCATGCGTCATGGAGTTTAGATATAAAGAATAATTCATCAGATATTCATCACTCCTTTAAATTATTTAATAAAGAGTAAGTAGAGTAGTTGATGGTTCAACAACAAAAGTCAAAAACTGGCTAGAAATAAAAAGAATTTCTTAAAAAAAGAGGCTACACCACGAAATCCGCAGCCATCGTGACGTATATTTATTCATCGATCAACCACACATAAACACATGAACAAGCTCATAGATTTAATACTTAGTATCATCGAAACCTGGAGTGGCAGACTGAATAGTTTTATCTGGAATAAAAGATGGAAAAATAGAGATCAAGGTTATGGATATAAAAAATAAAGTTTTAATAAAAGAAAAGTTCAAGAACGTATCTGCCATTAGTTTTGCCAATTTCGAAAATGAATTAATGATAAATTTTTCTGGCTTTGAAGATCGAGAAGATCTCAAAGAATTTGCGGATTATGTTTTTTCAAAGATAAGGATGAGATACTGGCATGATAACGGACCACCAACTTATCACTAATGAAAGTCGTCATACCTTATACGCCAAGGAAGCAACAAGCTTATCTTCATAATCATTTAGATAAATTTAGATACAGCTTACTTTGTTGCCATAGGCGATTTGGCAAAACGGTTATGTGCATTAATCATTTGATTAAATGTGCAATGACAAACAGAAATAATGCACCGAGATTCGCATATATAGCACCGACCTACTCGCAAGCTAAAAAAATTGCTTGGGATTATTTAAAATTTTATACTGAAAAAATACCTCACACGAAGTGGAACGAAAGTGAACTTCGATGTGATTTTGGAATTAATGGTTCAAGAATTTCATTATTATCTTCTGAAAATCCAGATAGCATTCGTGGAATCTATCTTGATATTTGTATAATAGACGAGGCTGCGATGATTAGTCAAAATCTGATTGACGAAGTTATTACACCAGCGCTTTCGGATCGGAAAGGAAAATTAATTCTGGTTTCGACACCTAGAGGTATGAATAATCTGTTTTACGATTTTTACCAAAAGGCGCAAACTAATCCAAATTGGTTTCTTTACCGAGCAAAAGCAAGCGATACTGGTATTGTAGAAAAATCTGAACTTAAAGCCGCGCTTGCTGTCATGGGTAAAGATAAATATAACCAGGAATTTGAATGTTCCTTTATTGGAAATCTTGTTGGTTCTATTTATGGAGATTTAATTTCTTCTTTGGATGACAAAAAACAATTGTGTCGAGTTCCTTTAAATCCAGCCTATCCAGTTAATACTGCCTGGGATTTAGGATTTAATGACAATACTGCAATTATTTTTTTTCAGCAGATCGGAGGAGCGATTAACATTATCGATTATTATGAAAATCGTAATAAAGCTTTTCCTCATTACGCGCAAATTTTAAAAGAAAAAGATTATGTGTATGAAAATGCACATGCGCCACATGACATAGAAGTTACAGAATTCACTAGCGGCA